CTTCGAGTACAGGGAGCTATAAATGAGGGTAAAGACCTCAACACAATAGGTAAATTAAAATAATTATTAATCCATTAAAACAAACGACATGGACTACAGTGAAGCAAAAGCTGCGAAAGCAGGAACTAAATTAAAATTTAATGATAGAGTAGTTATTGCACAAGAGGCAACTGCTCAAGCTAACTTCTTATATGAAGACGGATCTAAAGTAATGATAAATCCTAAAACGGTTAAAATTACTGAAGTGAAAGCTAAGGTTGAGAAACCAGTAGCTAAGAAAGCAACTAAGAAAGCGGCTAAAAAATAATAACTATGGCGGAGAAGGATAAATACAAAGAACTTGGAGCAACCCTTACTAGGACTAATATCGTAGTGGAGTGGGAAGAGCTTGATTCTAAGATTCAAATGTCAGCGGAAAACCGTATGGCTTTAGAAGCAGAGAAAAATATAATATGTAAAATCTTAGGAGTAGGGGCTGATGTAAAAGATATTAAACCAGGGCAATTTGGATTAATGGGCGGTGCAGGAAGATTGATTACTCTTAATGGAGTTACTTATGGTATTGTAAAAGAACATATGATTGATGCTGCTTTTGATACAGCTCCAGTAGTAACAATAGACCATGGAGAATCTCAAGGAGATATTGTGACTTCTGCTACTGAAGCGCAGATCGATAGATTTGCATCTAAACATAGATTTAATCCAGAAGTAGGATGATAACACTAGAAGTAGAGTATTACTCTTCTTTGGAAATTCTAGCTGATGATATCCGAGATGCTCTTATGAAGAATCTAACGGATATCACCAGTAAGGATAGGCCAATGAAAGTAGAATTAGATCGGGAGAACTACGATAAGGTAATGGAAGACTTAAAGTCTTTCGCATCGTATGGTGGTATAAGAACAGAGAGTGAGATAAAAACTAATACCTGGGAAGTAGCAGGAGAGTTTGTATCTTTTATCGATAAATCAAAGGATGGAAGTATTTCAGATTGAACATGATCAGGTAGCTTTTAGTCCTCAAGCATTAATGCTGGAACCTTTTAACGCATTGTGGAAAAGGGATAAGAAAAAAGGTAAACCAGTAGCACATGCAGAGATGGCAGCAGTCTATTACTTTATGGACTATAAGTCAGACTTCTCTACTATGTTAGATGATAAAGAGAAATTAGCTCTTATTAAATCAGTAATAGTAGGGATGGATGCTAAGTGGGCTCCAGATGAACTATTTAATGATGCATGTAAATTTTATGATGAATGTCAAGAAACACATGCTACATTACTTTTACAAGATGCAAGGTTCGCAGTAACTTCAGTTCGTAAGTTCTTGCGAGGTTTAGATATGGAAGAACGAGATGCTAGAGATAAGCCGGTACATGATATTAAAAAAATTATAGATTCTTTAGGAGCAGTAAATAAGGTGACAGAATCCTTATTCGAATTAGAAGAGCAAGTGAAGAAGCAGATAGCTAAGAAAGACGATACTCTTAGGGGAGGCAAAGCTAAAGCGGATTTTGAAGATGGCATAGACTAAATGCTTAATTTTAATAAATACCAAACATCAATAACGCCTAAAGAGTGGGAGGAGTTAGATAAGGAAATTAGGAATGAATTAACAGACCTATTAGAAACTGTACAATTCATAAAGATATTAAGTAAAGAAAATAGACCTTATGCTAAAGATAGACCTAAAAAAGAAGATGGTAGGATTATCGTGGACATCACCGATCCCCATATACTCGAAGATATGGACTTCTTTAGAGAAGCTGCCATACACTTCAACAAATACGGGTGCTATACTAAATTATACCCAAATAAACACAGGCAATCTGCCTACTACAAATACTGGAAAGAAGAAGCCCGGCGCTGTAGAGATGGGATGGTACGTGACCTCGACGGAGAGTGGGTTACAGGAGACTACTACTACTACCTCAACTATGGAAGAATATATCTTACCAAAATAACAGCAGGATCTAAAAGAGCTGATAGAATAGAAGCCTTTCCAAATGTATACGACGGGGATTATCTCTACTTCCACTACTTGGAAAATTGCAGAGAAAATGGTAAGCATGGTTCTGTACTTAAAGCTAGGGGTCGTGGATTCTCATTTAAAGGTGGGGGCGGATTAGCTAAGCACTTTATATTAGGAGCAACATCAGCAGCTAACCGGGGGGTTAAATCTTATGCAATAGCTGATGAGAGAGAATACTTAACCAAGGATGGTGTATTAAATAAGTTTATTGATATGGTAGACCACTGTGGTAAGCATACTCCTTGGCCCCGTGTAAGAGACTTGAAGGACTCTTGGAACGAGATGCACTGGAAGATGGGATACAAAGACCCTGATTCTAATGCTGAACTAGGAGTTAAGAATGAAGTAATGGGAGTAACCTTAAAAAATGATGCCGATAAGGCTAGGGGAAAAAGAGGCGCCTATATAATATGGGAGGAAATGGGTAAGTTTCCAGGAATTCTCAAAGCTTGGGGAGTTGCAAGACCTTCTGTTGAAGATGGTAACTTTGCTTTCGGTACTATGGTAGCTTACGGTACTGGTGGTACTTCAGGAGCAAATTTTGCTGGAGCAGAAGAACTCTTCTATTATCCTGGAGGATATAACATTTTTGGAATACCAAATATATTTGATAGAAATCAAGATGGAAAAAACAAATGTGGATTCTTTTTTCCAGAGTATCTTAACAGAACAGGGTTCTATGACCATAATGGAAATAGTGATGTTATCGGATCTTTACTAGAACTCTTAGAAAATAGAGAAGTTATTAGACGTGAAGCGTCAGATCCAAATACATTAGTACAAGAAAAAGCTGAAAGACCTATTACACCTCAAGAAGCTATTATGCGTAAAGAAGGTTCTGTATTTCCTACTGCAGATCTTAAAGATTACCTAAGTGATATAATGCCTAAAGTACAAAAATTCACTTCTCCACACTGGGTAGGTAGGCTTTTAATAGATGGTGATGGAACTGTAGATTGGAAGTTAGATGATACTGTAGTTCCTAATCGTGAATTCCCTATTAGTTCTCATGATAATAAAGAAGGAGGAGTAGAGATATTCGAAATGCCTTATAAAGATTCTATGGGGAAAACACCCGCAGGATTATACATTGCAGGGATTGACCCTATAGATGATGATGATTCTGGTACTAACTCTATGTTCTCTATGTTTATAATGAACACAATTACGGATCGTATAGTATGTGAGTATACAGGTAGAACCTTTTCTGCAGAAGATTGTTACGAAAAAGCTCGTAGAATGTTGATGTTCTATAGTGCCCAAGCTTTATATGAGAACGATAAGAAAGGACTTTACGGATACTTTAAAAACAGAAATAACTTACAGCTGTTAGCTGACACGCCAGAGATTGTTAGAGACATGGATATGGGAACTATATCTAGAATAGGAAATAAAAGTAAAGGAGTTAACTCATCTAAGAAGATAAACTCATGGGGTAGAAGACTCCAAGCAACATGGATGATTCAAGGAGCTTACACACAATATGAGGAAGACGAAGATAAGGGATTATTGAATCTACATAAGATTCGTAGTATAGGATACTTGAAAGAGTGTATTGCCTGGAACCCTGATATAAATACAGATAGAGTATCTGCAATGGGGATGCTTATGATATTAAGAGCTGATCGAGAACAACGATTAGTGGACTTTGAAATCACAGATCCAGGACTAGAAAAAGATGACTTTTGGAATAGAGGATTTAAAATAGAGACTAATATCTTAGGTAATTACAAAGAGAAACAATTAAAATAAGAAGGAATAATAGGAATGATGAGAAAAACTATTACTTACTATAACACGTTACATTGCTTTTTTAATTATAATTGTAAATTGCTACCTTAAAGAATAAACTATGTCACAAGACGGTACACTATTTTTCCCCCCACAAAAACTATCATCAACACGAAAGACCAAAGATTGGGCTAAACAATGCGTAGAAGCTGGGGAGGATATTGCAATATTTAGACACTCTGGTATTAGACAGTCATACGCAAATAAAATTACCAACTATAATTTAGCTAATGATATTCTAGATACCTCAGACATGGAAAAAGTCTGTAACCCTATGGGAATTAAAGGAGCTTCGTTTCCTGCTAAGATGCAAAACTATCCTATTGTTAATCCTAAGATTGACTTATTAGTAGGAGAAGAAAGAAAAAGAAGATTTGACTGGAAAATACGCGTGAAGAATCAAGACGCAATTTCAGAGAAAGAAGACCAACTTAAAGAGCAGCTGTTCTCTTTTATCCAACAGCAAATAATATCAGAAAATTTTGATGAGAAAATAGTACAAAAGGAATTAGCAGAAATGCAGAAGTACCACTTATATTCTTTTCAAGATCTTAGAGAAAGAACAGCAACCCATATCCTTAAATACTTATGGACATATCTTGATCTCAAAGAGGAATTTGCAAAAGGTTTTGAAGATGCGTTAATCGCAGGTGAAGAAATCTATTGTTCAGATATACTCGGAGGCGAACCTATATTAAAGAAGGTGAACCCATTAAATCTACATACCGTACGTTCTGGGGAATCTCCTTGGATAGAAGATTCGGATATCATTGTAGAAGATGGGTATTACTCTCCCGGTCAGGTAATAGATATGTACCATGACGAACTTACTCAAAAAGATGTTGAGTCTTTAGATAGTGGCACTACTTCGGCAGAAAGTGATGGCATGATATCTATTGGCGAAAGAGAACATTCTTGGGTAATGGACGGTATTATAGACGTAGACGGAGAAGCTACAGGTAATAGATTTTATGGAGAATTCTGGGATACAGAAGGAAACATTAGAGTTACCCGTGTAGTATGGAGGTCTTATAAAAAGGTAGGAACATTATCATACTTTGACGAGGAAGACGGTTCTCCTCAAAAAGAAATAGTATCTGAAGGGTACAAAGTAAACAAAGAAGCAGGAGAAGAAATTAAATGGTTCTGGATTAACGAATGGTGGGAAGGAGTAAGAATAGGTAAGTCTATCTATGTTAAATTACAGCCTAGACCTATTCAGTTCCGTAATCTTGACAACCCATCTAAGTGTGGACCAGGGTATACAGGGATAGCATACAATATTAATACCAGTAGAGCTAAGTCTCTAATGGATAGAATGAAACCTTATCAGTACTTGTATAATGTATTTATGTATCGTACGGAGATGGCATTCGCAAAAGCTAAAGGTAGAATAGCTACTCTTGATCTTGCTCAAGTTCCAGACAAGTGGGACATGGATAAGTGGATGTACTACGCAGAAGTTAATGGCTGGGCAGTAAAAGATTCTTTTAAAGAAGCTAAGAAAGGGGCTGCTCAAGGTAAGTTAGCTGGTCAGATGAATCAGAGTGCGGATACTATCAACTTAGAATTAGGTAACTACATACAACAGCATATAATGATGCTTCAATTTCTGGAAGCACAGGTTGGAGATATAGCTGGAGTTTCTAAACAGAGGCAAGGGCAAATAGAGAATA